GTGCTGTTCGGTGACTTCTCGAAGTACCTGGTGCGCGACGTGATGGACGTGACCCTGTTCCGCATGACCGACAGCGCCTACACGCTGAAGGGCCAGGTTGGCTTCGTCGCCTTCTGCCGCTCGGGTGCCAACCTGATCGACGTCGGCGGCAGCGTGAAGTACTACGCCAACTCGGCCACCTGATGACGACCGGCCCCGGCTTCGGCTGGGGCCGCCACGACGAGGAACAACATGGCAACGAACAAACCGACGAAGACCGCGCGCGTGCTGTGCGCCGTCACCATCGGCGGTGTGCGGCACACGCCGAACACCGTCATCGAGAACCTGCCGGCCGACGTGCTGAAATCGCACGCCGGCTCGCTGGACGCTGAGCCGGCCGCGGTCGAATACGCCAAGAGCGAAGGCGGCGCGGTGGTGCAGTACACCGACGAGCCGGCGGCCGACGCTGAATCCACCAACGAGGGCTGACCATGCTGCTGTCCAAGACCGTGACTGTTGCCGCGACGGCCGAGCCGGTGACGGTGGCCGAAGTGAAGACCAGCGCGCGGCTGGACAGCGACATGACGGACCTGGACGCGCACATCGGTACGCTGATCGCCGCGGCGCGCGGCGAAGCCGAGCAGGAAACGTCCCGTGAGTTTGTGTCGCAGACCTGGCGTCTGGAGTACACAGACTGGCCGCGCGAGACGCTGCCGCTGTCGCCTGTCACGTCGCTGGTGACCGTCGACTACTTCGATGGCGCCACGTGGCAGGCAGCGGCCGGTTGCGCGCTGCAGGCTCGCCCGAACAAGCGCTCGGTGCTGGCGATTCCGCCCGACCTGCTGTCCGCACTCGGCAGCCAGGACGGCGCGCGCGTGCGTGTAACCGTAGTTGCAGGCTACGCGGCGCTGCCTGCCGGTATCAAGGCGTGGATTACTGCGGCCAGCGCCTGCATGGCGCGCAACGAGGCTCCGCCGGCGTATCTGGATGGGCTTCTGGACGCTGAAAGGGACTGGCAATGAGCCACGACAGCCGCATCACGATTCAGCAGCGCGGCACAGGCCAGGACGAGATCGGGCAACCGGTGGAGATATGGGCGACGGTGGCCAACCCATGGGCCACCATCAAGCACACCAGCGGCCTGGCAGCGATCAAGTCTGGCGCCGACGTGTCGATCGTGCGCGCCAGCATCCGCATCAATTGGCGCACCGACATCGACGCCGGCATGCGCGTGGTGCACGGAATGACCGTGTACAACATCAAGGCCGTGCTGCCGGATGAGGCGGGCCGCAAGCACGTCGACCTGGTGTGCGAGGTGGTGCGATGACGTTTTCTATTCGGGCCGACCTGTCCGGGGTGGATGCCCTGTTCGACGAGCTGGGCGACGCCGCAGAGGAAGCCGCCCGCCCGGCCGCGCAAGCAGCCGCGCAGGTGGTCTACGACGAAGCCAAGCGCAACGTTGCCCGCCTCGGCCGCGTGACCGGCAAGCTGGACAACGCGATTTACCAGGTGTTCAGCAAGAGCGAGTCGGCGCCGGGCAAGGCCACGTATGCGATCGGCTGGAACAGCAAGAAGGCGCCGCACGCCTGGCTGGTCGAGAACGGTTACCTGCAGCGGTATGTAACGTACCGCGGAGAGAACGGCCAGATCTACGTCGCCATCCGGCCAAACATGCGCGGGAAGCCCAAGCCGCGCCGGCGCGCGTCGCAGGCAGAGAAAGACGCCTACTACGTGACGCTGGCCACGCCAAAGCAGATTGCCGCAAAGCCGTTCCTGCGGCCGGCGCAGGCGAAGTTTGACGACGCCATGAAGGCCGCGGCCGATGAGCTATTCCGTCGCATCAATGGAGGTGAGGAGTGACCGTCGAGGCGAACATCTACGCGCTGCTGTCGCCGTTCGTAGGCGGCCGAGTGTTTCCTGACACGGCGCCATTCGATACGGCGCGACCGTACATCACATACCAGCAAGTTGGCGGCGAGGTCATCACGCCGCTGGGCGGTGGCATCCCTGACAAGCAAAACGGGTACTTCCAGGTCAACGTTTGGGCCGGTTCGCGGGCATCTGCCGCGGCCCTAGCGCTGCAGGTCGAAGGCGCGTTTCGCACGGCGACGGCGTTTTTCGCCCAGCCGATGGCCGCGCCGATCGCCGACAGCGATCCCGACCTGGGGCTGTACTCAGCCCAACAAGATTTTTCAGTCTGGTCGACACGCTGACCGAGCCGCTTTACTGCCCGGAAGGGCGCCAACAATACCCGCCTCGCGCGGGTTTTTTCGTTTCTGAAGGAGCCTGCTAATGGCATACGCATTCCCCGAGGGCGCAAAGTTCTTTTTCAGCCAGACCTTCGCCGCGGCGAAGACCGTCACTGGCATCACCAACGCAAATCCCGCCGTCGCCACGGCTGTTGCGCATGGCTACGTGGACGACAACGAGGTGCTCATCTCGTCGGGCTGGGAAGACGCCAAGGACACCGTGTACAAGGTGGACCAGCTGACCGTCGACACGTTCGGCCTCAAGGGCCTGAACACGCTGGACACCAACTGGTTCGCAGCCGGAGGCGGCGCCGGTTCGGCGCAACTGGTGAGCAACTGGGTCGAAATCCCGCAGGTGCTGACCATCGCCACGCAGGGCGGGGACCCGCGCTTCACCACGATCAGCCCGCTTGGCCGCCGCAACTCGATCAACGTGCCGACCGGCTTCAATGCCACGTCGATCACACTGACCCTGGGCCACGACGCCGCCGACGCGAACTACCAGGTAATGCAGGACGTGTCGCGCGCGCTGCGCAAGGTCGCATTCAAGATGGTGCTGTCCGGCGGCGTTGCCAGTTACGGCTACGGCTACCTGGCTGTGTCGGAAATGCCGAGCCTGAACGTGAACCAGGCGAACCAAGTCACGGCCTCGTTCTCGCTGCTGGGTCGCTCGATCAGCTACGCGGCCTAAACGGTTGTCTCCTTGGGCCGCTTCGCGCGGCCTTTTCTCGCCGGGCTTCGGTCTGGCGAGTTTTTCCCCATACCAATAAATCAAGGAAACCTTCATGCCGAAGATCGTCCTGGGCAAGCGCCCGGCAAACTTCAAGCACACCGTCAAGTTCCCGATGCTGGATGGCACTGAGGGCAGCATCGAGGTCCTCTACAAGTACCGCACGCGCGCCGAGTTCGGTAAGTTCATCGACGAGGTGTACGCCGCTGCAAAGGAAGACCGCCCGGCCGATAAAGAATTCTCCTGGGCCGCGCTGATGGAAAAGACCAGTGGCGCCAACGCTGACCACGTGATGATGGCCGTTGAGGGCTGGAACCTCGACGAGGCATTCACGCGCGAGAACGTGCAGCAGCTGGCGGACGAACTTCCGGCTGCGGTCACCGCGATCATGGATTCCTATCGGAAGGCCATCACCGAGGGCCGCCTGGGAAACTGACCGAAGCCGCCGCCGCCCTGTACCGGCCAGATGGCGGCGGCGTGAGGGTGAACGCGTTCGATCTCGGCCAACTGTTCCGCAAGGACGAGGTCGAGATCTGGCCAGAGAACTGGCCCGTCTGGTGTTTTTTCCGCCGGGTGGAGACGCAATGGCGGGTCGGCATGGGCGGCCCCACCGGCCTGGACTACAGCGTCGTGCTGACCATGATCGACCGGCTGAAGCTGGAGGAGGCCGAGGCCGACGAGCTGTTCGAGGATGTTCGCCACCTGGAGAGGGCGGCACTCAAGGTCATCCGCGAGAGCGCGGAGTAACAGCACCCGCTGCGGCGGGCTTTCTTCTACGGGCTCGCTGCAGCGGGCCTTTTGCTTTGGTGCGCTATGGCAAATCAGGAACGGAAGGTCGAGCTAAGGGTTGGCGTCGACGCCACGGAAGCGCGCCAGGGGTTTAACGAGGTCAAGACCGGCGCCCGCGACATGGCGCAAGCCGTTGTCTCGGAAGGAAACAAGGCCGGCAAGGCGGTAAGCACCATCGGCGATGGCGGCCAACAGTCCGCCCAGAAGACCGAGTCTGCGACCCGAAGCATGATCCAGTCGATCCAGCGCGCGACTGCAGCGATGGAAGCTGGGTCGAAGTCCTCCAGCCAGTATTACGAGGCGCTGGCGAACCAGCGCGGCGTGAGCGTCGAGACGCTGAAGCCGTACCTGGCGCAACTGGAGTCCGTCGAGGCGAAGCAGAAGCAGGCGTCTGTCGCGCTGAACAGCGGCGCCGCCTCGATGGACCGGATAGGCATGTCGGCGAAGCAGTCGGCTGCCGCCATGCGTGGTGTGCCGGCGCAGTTGACAGACATTTTCGTGTCCCTGCAGGGCGGTCAGCAGCCGATGACGGTGCTGCTGCAGCAAGGCGGGCAGCTCAAGGACATGTTCGGTGGCATTGCGCCTGCCGCGCGCGCGCTGGGCTCGGCGCTGGTCGGCATGCTGAACCCGCTGACCCTTGGCGCCGCGGCGGTGGGTGCGCTGTACCTCGCTTATCGCGCCGGTTCGTCCGAGGGCGAAGAGTTCCGCAAGACGCTGATCTTGACGGGCGGCGCCATCGGCCAGAACGCCGATCAGCTGCAGGCCATGTCGGCTCGTATCGGCGCGGTGGTGGGCACGCAGCGCCAAGCTGCCGAGGCGGTCAATGAGTTCGCCAAGTCGGCCAAGGTCGGCGCCGGCAACCTGGAGCAGTTCGCTGCCGCGGCAGTCCGCTGGCAGGACGCGACTGGCACGGCGGTCGGTGAAACCGTCAAGCAGTTCGAGGCGCTGGGCAAATCGCCGCTGGAAGCATCGCTCAAGCTCAACGAGTCGATGAACTACCTGACGGAGAGCGTCTACAAGCAGATCAAGGCGCTGCAGGATGCCGGTAAGGAAACCGAGGCGGCGTCGGTGGCGCAGAAGGCTTACGCCGACGCGCTGGAAACGCGCGCGCCGAAGATGGTTGCCAACCTGGGCACGGTTGAAGCCGCTTGGAAGAAGGTCAAGGAAGCATCGCTCGGCGCGCTGGACTGGACGCTGAACATCGGCCGCGACGCGACGCCGGAAAGCCGGCTGAAGGAATTGCAGGCGGAATACGCGCGGCTGAGCCAGTCCGCATCGTCCGCCCACCAGGATCGCGCGAAGGCGGTTCTGGCGCAGATCACCGGTTTGCAGGATCTGGCGAAATGGCAGGGCGCTGTCGCGCGCAACGACGCCGAGAACGCGAAGGCCGCGGCGCGCGCAGCCGAGATCGACTCCTATACCGGCGACAAGTCGCGCAAGACCCGGGCCCAGCAGATGCAGGACGAGCTGACGAAGGAAAGGGGCGTCTACGAGGCGCGCAAGGCGGACGCCGCTGGCAATGCCAAGGCGCTGGTGGACATCGAGAGCGCCTACCACACGGCAGTTTCGAACATCCGCGACAAGTACAAGGACAAGACGGCCGGCGGCGGCATCTCGGCCACCGACACCGAACTGGCCAGCCTGCGCGGGCGCCTCGAGGTGGAAAAGCAGCTGGCGACGCAACTGGCGTCCAGCGGCGGCGCGGTGGAGAAGCTGAACGAGGGCGAGAAGCTGTCGCTCCAGTACAGCGAAAAGCTGACGCTGGCCAAGGGCGCCGAGACGCGCGCGCGGCTGACGGCGCTGAAGACGCTGGCCGACGAGCTGGGCGCACAGCAGCGCGCAAGCACCGGTGTGCAGGAGTTCGCCAAGCAGCAGCAGCAGTATGCCGACGCGCAGTTCAAGCTGGTCGAGTCGATCCACGCCAAGGCCGCGGCCATGGAGGCCGAGAACGCGGTCTACGGCCTGGGGAAAGACGCCGTGGAGCAGATGACCATCGCGCGCCTGGAAGAGCGCAAGGCGGTGCTGCAGGGCTTCGATGGCTCCGAGGAGCAGATCAAGCTGATCGAGCAGGAGATCGACGCACGCAAGCGCTTGATGGAGGCGTCCAGCCAGCGGGAATCCCTCGACGCCAACAAGAAGGCGGCCGAAGAAGCCGCCCGTGAGTGGAAGCGGCAGGCCGACGACATCAGCCGGTCGCTGACCGATGCGCTGATGCGCGGCTTCGAGTCGGGCAAGGACTTCGCGCAGAACCTGGCCAGCACGCTGAAAAACATGTTCCAGACGCTGGTGCTGCGCCCGGTGGTCCAGGCAGTGATGGCTCCGGCGGCTGGCACGATGGGGTATGCCGGGCAGGCAAATGCCGCGTCCGGCGGCGGCAGGAACGGCTTCGGAAATGTCACCAGCCTGCTGGGCGACAGCCTCAATGGCTCGTTGGGTGGGATGCTGGTGGGCAACTCGGTGGCCTACGGCGCGGCCGTTCCTGGCCTGACGGTGGGGAGCCAGCAGGCTGCCATGCTGGCCGCGCAGACCAGCGACTTCGGTATTGCCGGTCTGGCCACGACGGCTAGCTCGGCCGGTTATGCGGGCGCGACCGGCATCGGATCCTGGGTGAATGGTCTGAGCAATGTGGGTGGCCTATATACGGCCGGCGCCGGGATCATCGGCGGGCTGGCGGGCGGGGCGCTGTTCGGCAACAAGGGGTATTCCTCCCTGGGTGGTTCGCTCGGGGCCGCCGGCGGGCTGGCGCTGGGTGCCTCGACCGCGGTAAGCGGTACGGCGATTGGCGCGTCCCTCGGCTCGTGGGCGGGTCCGGTCGGGGCGCTCGCTGGGATGGTGATTGGAGCCGCTCTTGGCTCCTTGATCGGTGGCGGCGAGACGCGTTACGGCGCCTCCTATGCCGTCGATTCGATGGGGCAGGCCTCCAAGTTCGCCGGCCCGTCTGGCGGCGATCGCGCGGCGGAGCAGGTGACCACCGCGATCGAGAGCACCTACACCTCGATGCGCGACATCGCCACGAAGCTCGGCGGCTCGACGGCCGCGCTCGGGCAGTTCAAGGCGTCCTACGAGGTCAGCCCCAACAAGGGCAACAGCTTCGTGGCCGCCGGCTTCGGCGATGGCTGGTATCCGGGGCGCACCGACCTGAAGGGCGAGAAGGATGCGTCCAAGGTCATGGAAGCGTTCGAGCTCCAGCTGCAGCGCTCGCTGATCGAGGGTCTGAAGCAGTCCAACCTGGAAAAGCCGTTCGCGGACTACCTGAGTCAGATCGATGCGTATTCGCTGACCTCGGCCGATGCGCAGGCGGTGCTTTCCACGCTGGATGGCCTGAAGTCGTTCTCGGAAGCGGTCAAGGCGATGCCGTTCAAGGGCTTCGCGGATCTCTCCGCGGCGGCGGCGCTGGGGCTGGCCAAAGCCGCCGGCGGGATGGACGCGCTGGTCGGTAGCCTGACGACGTACTACCAGGCGTTCTACAGCACCGGCGAGCAGCAGAAGCTGGCGCTGGAGCAGCTGACCAAGCAGTTCACTGCGGTGGGCGTGGCGATGCCAGACACCAAGGACGGTTTCCGCGCCTTGATGGAGGGAATCGACCTGACCAGCGAGAGCGGCCAGAAGCTCTACGCGTCGCTGCTGCAGATCGCGCCGGCGTTTGCGCAGGTGACTGATGCGATGGCGGCATTCGGCAAGCGGGTTGCCGACTTCCAGCAATCACTGCGGCTGGGCGACCTGTCGACGCTGACGCCGGAGCAGCAGTATGCCGAGGCCAAGCGCCAGTACGACGCCACCTCGGCCGCTGCGCTGTCGGGAGACAGCGAGGCGCAGGCGCAGTGGACGCAGATCGCGCAGGCGTTCCTGGAGGCATCGCGCGGGTTCTTCGCGAGTGGCGCGCAGTACGGCGCCGACTTCGCCGCGGTGCAGGGCTTCCGCCCCAATGGCTCGCACGCCAACGGCCTGGCCTACGTGCCCTTTGATGGGTACGTGGCCGAGCTGCACCAGGGCGAACGCGTGCTCACGCGCGCGGAGAGCGCCAGCTACAGCGGGCCGGACTGGTCGAAGTACGGGCGCGGCGAGAGCGCGGCGCTGGTGGCTGAGATCCGGTCGCTGAGCGCGCAGGTGGTGGCGCTCAAGGAATCCGTGCGCCAGGTGGAGCAGGTCAAGGAAGCGCATGCCGAGGCGCGGCACGCGGAGGTGCTGGCGGTGCAGTCCAAGCAGGCCCGCTTGCAACAACAACTGGTGGATAAATGACCATTGCCATTGACGTCAGCGCCTACCGGCTGTCGACCGGCCTGGTGGAGGTCTTGCGTTTTTCCGACGCGGGATTTACCACCAAGCCGGGCGACACGCCGGCCAATGCGTTTTTCGACCCGCGCCTGGCCGAGCCGCCGCGGCTGTCGCGCGTGCTATTCGACCAGGCCACCACCTACGGCGCCTCGCGCGCCTCGGTGGGCGAGATCCTGCTGAAGAACTCGGACGGCCAGCTCGATGCGTTGCTGACCGACTATGCGTTTGACGGCCGCCCCTTCGTGGTCAAGTCCGGCGCGCTCGGCACGGCGGTGTCGGGCTGGCCGGTGGTGCTGTCGGGGCTGCTCGACGACGTGCGCAGCGCGGGCAGCGAGATCAGCCTGGTGGTGCGCGATCGTCTGGCGGCTCTCGGGCGGCCGCTGGCGCGCGCCCAGTACGCCGGCAACAACGTGCTGCCCGATGGTCTGGAGGGCACCCCGGACGACCTGAAGGACCAGTACAAGCCGCGCATCTACGGCAGCGTGCTGAACCTGCCGGCGAAGTTCGTCAATACGAGCAAGCTGGTCTACCAGGTCTCCGACCAGGCGTGCTCGGTCAGCGCGGTCTATGACAACGGCGTCGCGCTCACGCTGGGCGCCGCCTACGCCAGTTCCGCCGACCTGTTGGCCACCGCGCCGGCGGCCGGCGAGGTGCGCTGCTGGGGCGGCTTGTGCCGGCTCGGATCGGCGCCGGCCGGTCAGGTGACCGTGGATGCGACCACCACCGAAACCCGTGCCGGCGCGCTGCTGCAGGCAGTGGCGCTCGATGCGGGGATTCCCGTGGGAGACATTACTGCGGCCGATGTGACGGCGCTCAATGCTGCCAACGCGGCGCCGGTCGGGGTGTGGGTCGACGGCGAGGCGAGCGCGCAGACGGTGATGGATATGCTCGCCAACGCGATCGGCGCCTGGTACGGGTTCGACCGCCTGAATCGGCTGCGCATGGGGCGTCTGACCGCGCCGAGTGGCACGCCGACGACGATTTACCTCGATGCTGATATGGCGCTCGTGGTGCGCTCGGCCGGCGTGCCGAACTGGCGTGCGGTGGTCCGCTATGCGCGCAACTACACCGTGCAGTCGCAGCCGGCCGGTTCGGTTAGTGCGGCGCGGCGTGCCTTTCTGGCGCTGGATCTGCGCCAGGTGGCCAGCGATCGCCCTGCGGTGCAGACGGCCTGGCCGTCGTCCGAGGGGGTGACCTTCGATACCGCGCTGGTGAGCGAGGCCGATGCGGCTGCCGAGGCCGGCCGGCGCGCCGACCTGTACAGCGAGCGGCGGGTGCTGGTCGACACCGAGATCCCGCTCTCGGAACTCGGCGACATCGATCTGGACAGCGTTGTGACGGTGCAAACCACCCGCTATGGCCTGAATGGCCGGCTGCTGCGGGCCATCGGCCTGGACACCGGCGTCGATCGTGGTACGGCAAAACTGACGCTATGGGGGTGACGTGGCAAACGTCTTACTTGGGTATCCCAACATTGTCGACGGCGGCGCGCTGTCCGGGGGTGCCTGGCAGGCGCCCTTGGCCAACCTGCAGGACCGGCGCTTGTCGCGCGTCGCGCGCAGCGCCACCGCAGCCACTGCCGACACGCAATTCACGCTGGATTTAGGGCGCAGCGCATCGATCTCGGTGATCGCCGTGGTGCGGCACAACCTGTCCACGTCGGCAACCTGGCGCCTGCGCGTGGCCTCCGAACCGGATTTCACTAGCCCGGTCTATGACAACGCGCTGGCCCTCCCGCCAGGCGCTGGGCCGGGGCTTCCGTTCGCGTGGCCGACGATCTACCCACTAACCATGCTTGAGTGGGAGGACGACAATTTCTGGACGGGCACGGTGAGCGAGGAGGAGCGCCTCGGCTATCCGTCGCTGCTGTTGGTAGTGCTGCCGCAGATGACCGCAGGGCGCTACCTAAAGATTGAAATCAACGACGAGGCCAACCCGGAAGGCTATATCGAACTGGGGCGGTTGTTCGTGGGGCGTGCATGGCGACCGCACTACAACGCTGGTAGCGGTGCGTCGATTGGATGGGAGTCCGATACCGGGGTTCAGCGCGCGCTGTCGGGAACGCCTTACTTCGACCACAAAGCAGGGCGCCGAGTGACCCGCTTTGACCTGGGCGGACTGTCGCGCGACGAAGCCATGATCCGGGTGTTCGAGCTACAGCGCCGGGCCGGCTTGGATGGCGAGATCCTGCTTGTGTGGGATTCCGGGGATGCGATGAACCTGATCCGGCAGTCGTATCTGGGGCGGCAGCGCCAGCTGAGTCTCATTGCGCAGGCCTTCATCAACAACCATAGCACCGTATTCGAGATTGAGGAGTTGACCTAATGACAACCGTGAATTTCCCGCCTGAGGTAGGGGGGGACGACGTCACCCTTGACGATACCGACAACCCGTCTACCGGACTCGGCAACGGCGGGCACCGTACCCGCTTCATGATCGCGCTGTCGCAGTTCGTGAAGGTCGCCCTCTGGGTGAAGGAGACGGCGCTGGCGGTGATCGGCTACCGCGACCAGGCGTCCAATTCGGCGGATTCGGCGGCGACCTCTGCTACGAATGCGGCAGTTTCCGAGGCGAACGCCCTTTCCTACCTGACTGCCTACCGAGCCACGTCCTATGGCGCCCTGGCCACGGACCCGGTGCTGGATCCCAATGGCAATGCGCCGACGGTGGGGGATGAGTACTACAACACCACCGCGAATCTGCTCAAGCGCTTCAACGGTGCGACCTGGCAGGCAAGCGACATCAGCACCGCAAACCTTGCAGCCCCTAGCGGTTCGGCGCTGGTAGGATTCCTGCTGAGCAGTGCAAGCCCGTTCGGGCGGACGGTTGCCGGAAAACTCCAGGAGACGGTTAGCATCCGTGATTTCGGCGCTATCGGTGATGGCAACCGTCACCCGCTTAGTGAATTTTTTGGAACGCTGGCCGCAGCACAGGTGTTCTACCCCGATGCCAAGGCCCTCACCGTTCCCATCGACGTTGCGGCCATCCAGGCGGCGGCCAACTACCTGAAAGCGGCCGGCGGTGGAAAGATGATTTTCCCGAAACCGACAGTCGGATACGTCATCGACCGCCTTGATCCGGCGGTGCAGCTTGGGCCGCGCATCGAGGCGAATATCACGCTCGAAGGCCAAGGCCTCACAAACCTGATTCTGGCCGGCAACTGCGGTTTCTTCAAAGTCCAGTCACTCGTTGGCAGCCCGGTCACGATCACTGCCAACACGGTGCCCACAGACTTCGCCCTGCAAGTGGCCGACGGCACTGGCTTTGCGATGGGTGACAAGGTGTTGGTGCGGATCGGTCAGGCCGCGTATGACGCGGGGGAGCCTGACTATTGGTACTTCGCTAAGGTGGTTTCCGCCGCGGCCGGCTCCGTCACGCTCGATGCGCCATGTAATTACACGCTGAACGCCGCCAGCGTGACGAACACGAACAATCGAAGCGTGATGAAGATCACGTCCTTCGTTGAGCACGTCACCTTCCGGAACCTGCGGTTTTACGATCCGAATACTGGCGGCGCCAATGCGGAATTCGGCGTGCGCGGCTATATCACCGGCCAGATCACCATGGAGGACTGCGCGGGGTATAACCCGGGCGCTGGCATCCTCTACACCCAGTACGTCGAGAACGTAGATGGCAACACCATTTCCATTGAGCGCTCGGTGCGACAAAGCGGCCAGGGCAGCAAAGGCCGGTGCTTTAACTTCGCTGAAACGAAGAACGTCCGCATCAAGAATGCGACGGCACGGGACTTCGAGGGCAACTTCTATGTCGGCGAGGGCGGCAACAAGAATGTCCGATTTGAGAATGTCCACCTGATCAACACCTTCCCGGGCCGTGCCATCACGACCGCGTTGTTTGGTCTTCTCGGTGAGCGCTCATTCTTGTGCGATGGGTTGTATGTGGAAGGGAATCAGACGGCATTGGTGGATACCGGAGGCACTGCCATCAAACCGGATGGGGAGTGGTTCCGGAATTTGGTGATGGAGCCAACGACCTGCGACATCACTTCGACCATTGTTCACACGGACGCCGCGAAGCTCGGCGGGCTAGTCAAGCTGGGTGCGACACTGCTGGGTCCGATCCGCGTGGCAACGTTCGAGATCGATCTGATGCCTAGCCAGGCTGGGCGCCAGGTGAATCTCCCAGCTGGCTGGTATCGCCGTGTCCGCTTCAAGATCAACGATAAGTCGGGTCTCACCAATTTGTACATTGGCAACACCAACAATATCAACGTGCAGATGGACCCGGCAACGCTGGTGAATGGGGTGGCCTATGACGCTTCCGCGCTGTATAGCGGCATCGGACGGGATTACCCATTCAATGATGTCAGTGGAAAGCGTGTGATCTACTACACGGATGCTACGGTCCAGGACAAGGCCAGGCTGTTGGTGGAAGTTGAATACTTTGCGGATCTCAGTGCAACGGGGTCCGGTGAGGCGCAGGTTTTCGGTAAGGCGGTGCAGACCTTGGGGCAAAGGCAGGCGGCGTCCAGCCTGGGGGCCGTCACCGGGAGAGTTCAAGTTTTCGACGCGACGGGCGTGAGCCTTGGCTATCTGCCTGTCTATTCTTCCATTACTTAAATCTTCGCCCGGGCCTAGACGTAAATGCTAGGCCCGGTTGCGGGTGGTAACTGATGTGGGGCTGGTTCGTTGCGGCGCGGTGCCTTGCCGTGGCTCGCTCGCGAGCACTGAGAGGCGCCAGCAGCGGGTTCAGCAGCAGGAAGATGAACAGGATCGACGCAGGGTTGCCGACCGCGATGAAGTAGCGTGCGACCACGGATTCAGCCAGGAAGAAGACGACAATCGAAAAGGCGGCGAAGACCGAGGGGTCGGTGAAGCGTTTGAAACGCGGGAGGATCTTCCAGTACAGGCTGGCGATGCGGTACAGGACCAGCAGCAAGGCGGGAATGCCCAGCTCGATCATAAGCACCAGGTATCCGTTGTCGATGGAGAAGGAAAGATTCTCCATCCACTCATTACGGAAGCCTTTGCCGATGACGAGCGGGAAATCACCGCTGAACATGTGGTCGACAACGTAGGCCCAGCCTTCCGTACGACCAGTGAGGCCGGACCCGACGCCGCGGTACTTCGAGTCGAGCTGCAATAGCTCGGAAAGGAACGGACTGACGCTGCTCAGATAGGGGATGGCGACTGCCAGCACGATGGGCGTCAGGATGAAGATACCCAGGCGTGTGCGCTTGCGGCGCATCAGGAAAGGCAGCGCTCCGGCGCCGATGCCGATCAAGGCAGCGAAGAGCCCACCGCGAGACGAGGCGGCGAGGCAGAAGGCGAGGGCGATTGCCGACACACCAAGGTAGACGATTTTCTTGATGAGCCCGCGCCCGAGAAGGGCTTGCCAGATCATCGCAATCGCATACACCCCAAAAATGTGCCCGATCAGGTTGGGGTGAATATCAAATGGGTTGTAGCGGTAGGTTGCCCCTCCCGTCGTTGCCTCCATGGCAAGCGCTGACATAAACAAGTCACGGGTGAGGACCAGAAACAGGATCGTGCTGATCACTCCGGCCTGGGCGGTGGCGCGGATGGCCTGCTCGGCGGGGTAAATGTCGCGCACTACAAAGACGGAAACCCACGTCAGCAGGAAGAAGATCGCGTAGAAGGAACTATAGGTGTCCTGGTTGATGAGCCCGCCGAGCATCCCGACGACTGCCAGGAAAATGCCGAGGCTCAGCCCGAATCTGTCGCGCGGCACGCTTGCTAGCCCCCGTCCAGAGCGGGCTAAGCGAAAGCCTGCCATGCACGCCAATACTGCCGTAGGCACAGCGGACAGGAATTCCTTGCCGCCGGATGCGAACGTCGCCGCAACCAGGGCGAGGACAACGAAGAAATGATAGATGGTGTTGAATTTGATGCGCATGGAGGTCTCACGCGTTGGTTGTGCGTAAAGGCGCACAAATCCAAGCTTTCAGCTTGCGCGCAACGTGGGATGGTAGTTGGAACCGCTGATCGGTCACTACCATACTAATGGGGGGAAACGCAGGCCATGCGGAGCGATATTCTGGGAAATTCCATTCCGCAAAACCTATGCGCAATATTGCTCAAATCATCGTCGCCTCACCCCTTGCCGCATGGGCTCTAGCATGCGGCGCGGTTCCGCCTGGCGCTGCCGAACTGGGCTACACCAAGCAGGTAGTCTCGGTGCTGCCGCGCGTGGCTGATGTGTCAGCAGATGGGGCCGGCAGCTACAAGTTCTACAGCGGCGCTTGGTGGATGAAGTACGCGCCAACCAAGATGAACATTGCCGATAGCCCCGATGGGATCGCCATTGGGGCGGGGACTGATCTCGTGACGGTGGCGCGCGATCTGAAACGGGGAACTTTACCGGTCTTGCCGGGCAAGGATGGTTTCTATGTCGAGTTCGAATCGCGGATCTCGGATAACGACAAGCGCAGATGGCCGGCTCTATGGCTGATGCCGGTTGAGCACGGGCCTTCCATGAAGGACCGCCACGAAGGCGATCCCGAAAATTACCAGCGCTGGATGGAACTCGATGTGGACGAGGGTTGGGAGCGGGGCGGAATGATGGGCACCGTGCATTCCTGGTCGGGAGTCTGGCCGCACTACAAGACGCAGATCAACAAGAACCACTTGGCAGAGCGCCCACTGGATCGCACAAAGGTACACACCTTTGGGGCTAGCTATGACCCGATCCAGCATAGGGTGACGTGGTGGCTGGACGGGGTGCGTCAGATGAGCGCTGAAGCACCGGAGGTGGGCGCGAAGCAGAATTTCTACATTATCATGAGCGCCCAAAATCGAGGCGGAGCTGGGCCATACACCATGTACGTGAAGGCTATCCGTGTATTTGTTCCGCCATCAACCGCGCTGCCAGTCAGTAACTAGCAACGCAACTGCGCAAGCGAAGCCACCTCTGGGTGGCTTTTTTCATGTCCGCTCGCCTCGTGGATAGGCAGCAATCGCATTCCAACCAGCCCGCCCTGAGCGGGCATTTTCATTTCCGGGGTCTTACATGTCCGAACCAATCAGCAGCAGCTTCGCAGCAGGAGCCGGCGGTAGCGTGATCGCGAAGTACGTCGGTCTGCAGCTCGGCGCTGGGGCCATTGCTGCAGCGCTGGGATTTCTCGTCCTCTGGCCTAAGACGGCGCGAGAGGGGTTTGCCAGGCTCGTGTCGTCAATCATCGCCTCCATGGTCTTCGGGCCGGCGCTTGTGGCCTTCGTGCACTCGAAGCTCCCGGATCTCTTCGCTTCTGCGCGCATCATTGGGGAGGCAGCTGGCATCGCGCCGGAGTTCGGGATGTTTTACGCCGGCGCCCCGTTTCTGGTAATGGCTGGCTTGCCGGCCTGGTGGGTTCTCGGCGCGATGCTGCGCTGGTTTGACCGCCGCCGTGACAAGGACATCGGCGAACTCGCAGCGGATGTCCGCAAGGAGCTGGGGCAATGAGCAACCGCACAGCTTTCCTCGACATGCTCGCCGTTTCGGAACTTGGTAGGGCACTGCTGGCGAAGTCTGACAATGGCTACAACGTCCTGGTGGGCAGCACGCCGACGAACCCGATCCTGTTCTCGGGATACGCCGACCACCCGCGCCGGCTGATGAAGGTCCAGCAGAAAAGCGGGGCAGTGATCTCCAGTACGGCAGCCGGCCGGTACCAGCTACTGGCCCGCTACTACGACCCTTACCGGAAGCTGCTCGGACTGCGTGATTTCACTCCGGCGTCGCAGGATGCCATCGCGCTCCAGCAGATCCGCGAGCGCGGTGCGTTGCCGTTGATCGATGCGGGGAAGTTCGACGCGGCGGTCGCTCGGGTGCGGAACATCTGGGCGTCGCTGCCTGGCGCTGGCTATGGACAGAACGAGCACTCCATCGAGCATCTGCGCGCGGCGTATGTCGCTGCTGGCGGGATGATCTCATGATCCCGCTGCCCACCAACATCCCATGGCGCGCGGCCGGCGCGGCTGTGCTGGCCGTTGTCCTGTTCGCCGCCGGCTGGGCGGTCAACGGCTGGCGCAAGGATGCGGAGATCGCTGAACTCACTGCGGCGCGCGCGCAGGCCGACCTGACCAGCGCCAATGCGGCGCTCGGCAATTTGGAGGCGGCCGGCGCCAGGATTCGCCAGAGCGCGGACGACTACCTCATCATCAAATCGGACCTTGGCGCCAAGCTCGACGCCATCCGAAAGGACCTGAAGAATGCGAAGCCTCTGCCTGCTGGTTGCCGCCCTGACGCTCAGCGCGTGCGCAGCCTGTCCGACGCCGTCGACGCAGCTAAGCAAGCCGCCGCCGCTCGATAGCGCGTTGGCCGCGCCATGCGAGGTGCCGGACGCGCCCGCAGCGGCAGACTATGATGTCTGGCAGAGCTGGATGGTGACGGTAGTGGGCGCTCTGGGTGACTGCGCGGCCAAGCATCGGGAAACCATAAAGGCATGGCCGAAGTAGGGGTAGGTCCGTATGTTCGGCTCGTGCTCGGGAGTGAATATCTTTCACCGACGATCAGCGCTCTCGGCTTAGTCGATACTCCACCACCTCTTTCGTGACGAAATGATCCCTGGAGACCGTAGCGCGAATGAGCATGTCACCTTCTTCAGTAACAATAATCTTCACGCTGCAGTCAGGATTTCTGTCGTAGAACTCGCCAACGCTAGGCTCAAAGTTGGACTGCCATTCGTCAAGCCGCGATGTAATTTCGTCTCCATGGATAGCCATGAGAAGAATTACTTTGCCAATTTCTTCCGGGCTCGGATCGACGACTTCTACTCCGATATGGCGTTGCACTCCGCGCATACACCGGGGAAATCCTAATATCACAGTAGCATTGGCCATTCGAGCCGAACTGATCCCCCGGACTAGGCGTAAGAAGCGGTCGCCGGCCGCGCTAACGGCGGAGCCGATCTTCGGCGCAATGGCTTTCCAAGTTGATTTGGCGGCCTCCTTCACAAGCTCTGTTGTGAAGATGCCCGCCGCAACAATGAGCCAACCTTCCGGGCTCAATAAAATCTGCACCGTCTCATTGGGGCCGGCGAGATCTGCCAGGCGAACGGGCTGTGGACTTTCATTGATGAGATCTTCGATCGCGAGTGATATTTCCGCGACGGCCTCTCGCGGGCTTCCCACAGCAACCGCTATTTGCGCTCCAGTCATGGTTTCGTCCCTTCTATTGGTAGTGAGGTTGACCGCTTTGTGATTATCGTCGAAACAGCTCCGGCGGCACGGCGCCGGGCCGCTTGATCTTCAGCCAGTCGTACGACAGCCCGCCTTTGTACGTGCTACCGGCGCGCTTGGCTACCACGCCCTCCAGTTCGAGCGCCAGCACCTGCCGGTAAAGCCAGGCGCCATCCTCTACCTCGCTCACGTACAGCAAGCCAACCGTCACGCCGCGGAGCAGCTCGCGCAGCGCGTTCTTGCGTTTCTCGATGGGCCAATCTCGGATGTCCCGGCCGCGCAGGACCAGTAAGTTGAAGGCGCACAGGACGACCGGCAGGGCGCCGCGATACCAGCGCTTGCGCTGGGCGCGCGCATGCAGCTGCTCGAAGTCGCTGCGGCCGATGTCGTCCAGTACGCAGACTTCAGGGGGGCGTCTGCAAACCGTCGGCGCCAGAAAGAAACGCCCTCGGCCAAGGTAGGTGAGGGCTTGAAGTGGAGGCGCGCGAGTCGCAGTCGCGCGCTTTCGTCAGCATGAGGCCATCCCTGGCTATGCGCATCCCTCGAATTGGAGGGGGCTATAGCGGGAGCTGTTCGACAGCGTTGACAGGCGGTTCTTTGGGGCGACGCACAATGGGCGCCGGCTCGGCGGCCATCTGGTCGTCCGGGTAGAGCGTCATGAAGCTGCGCGCTACCTCCGGCTCGCGGCAGGCCAGCCAGTCGCCCCACTGGCGCCGCGGCACGATCACGACGGACCGCTTTTCCTTGCCGGGAGCATGCATCCGACTCATCACCGGGTGCTTGTCGGCATTCACAGTCAGCAGGGTGAACGAGTAGGTTCCATCCGGCCAATCCCTCCACAACCCGGCTATCCCGAACGCCGGCTCGCCCGGCAGCCAGATCCGGTACCGCGTCGATTTGGGTCCGGCCTCGTAGTTCGGCTCATAGACATCCGTGGCGGGCACCAGGCAAAGCTGACCCTTCCTCCAAGCCGCGGAAAACGTCCGCTTCTCGCCGACCGTCTCCGACCGGGCATTCATTGTGTCGAAGGGCCGGACGCCTTGGGGGATGCGCGAGCGCGGGACCAGGCCAAAGGTGGCCAGAACGCTATCGCGCCGGCCATCGCCATCCGCGCGCACGATCGGCGCCGCATAGTCTGGCCAGGTCTCGGGCTTCCATTCTGCCGGCGGCGGCTCGACGCCGAAGATGTCCCGCAGGATCTGGCGCTGCACTGGGGCGTAGTTCGTGCACATCCTGATCTCCTATCCCTTTGGGTGCCGCTTGGTCTTTTGTTCGCCGGCCCGGGTGGTGCGCCGCTGCTCGGCTTCATGCTCCTCCATCCATTGCTGGGCGCCCAGCAGGTATGGCTCGTCCTTGATCTCGTCCCGCAGGTGCCACAGAACCATATCCCGGTTTGTTCCGCCCAGGTAGCCCTGGGGAGCGAAGAACGTCTGGAACTGCCAAGCACGCCGGACGATGTTCTGGAGGCGTTTCACCTCCCAGAGGAGCGCGTGCACCTCGGGCGAGCGGTTTCTTGCCCACATGTCGCGCAGCTGGTCGTCATCGAGCGGTGGCTTAAGCCGGTCGGAGTAGGCGTCTTTAACCATGTTCGTATACTGTATGGATATACAGTATAGCGAGTCCTTTGCCGGCGCGCAGCCGAGAAAAGCCAACTCATTCGAGGTCGCCTTCAAGACACAAAAAAGCCCTGCGTCCGTGGGAATACTCGATATATAATCCCCGACCTAGAGCGGTGTGCGGGCTTCTGGTATTCCCACGAACTACCCGGAAACCCGCGCCGATATTGGCTTGGTGGCTAAGATTGTGATTCCTGTCGTCGTGGGTTCGAGTCCCATCAGCCACCCCAAAGCATTTTCCAGAACGGCGCCTCGCGAGGGCGCCGTTTTGCATTCCCCGGGGATGGTATGTCTGTTCGAGCGGCAGTGATTGGCGTAGCGATGGCAGCCATGGTGGCAGGGTGTGCCACCGGTACTTCTGAAAAGGACATTCGCGCGCGTGCGCCCATGCGCTTGTTCACGCCAGCAACGATGGGCGATGTTGCGAAATGCCTGCGCAACAATCTGGGCGATGACGCCGCGGTCATCAACTATCCGGCGAAGAACCAGACTGAGATCCGCATCGGCCAGACCACGTCTGGGGGTGAATACCGATACGCCTATCTGATTTCGCTGACGGCGAAGCCGGATGGTACGGCTCTGGAACTGCGCAAGAGCGATACGTGGTTCCCGCAGCTGACGCCGCAGGAGCTGGAAGCCGAAGCCAAGGCGTGTGCGCGTAGCTGA